GGGAAGGTGATGTAACTCAGGATCAACGTAATCTTCTTGATGGCGTTGCCCAAGGCCGCCTTGTCATCCTGCATCTCGGCATAGAGGGGATAGGTCACCTGCGTCATGATCTTAGAGATGCTGGTCGAGGCGAGACGCTCGGTACTGTTAGCCTTGGAGTAGTAGCCCATGGTAGAGGCATTGTAGAAACGGCCGATGAGCAGTCCTTGTATCTGGTGGCCGAACTGGTTCAGCATGTTGGTCAGGAACATGTAGAATCCGAAGCCAAACAGCTCGCGGAACGACTGCCAAGAAAACACCCATGATGGACGCCACCTGACATAGAACCAGAAAAACAGAGCAGGTATGCCCGCCGTCAGGATATTCAGAGCTACCAGAGCCCATACGCCAAAACCATGATAGGCCATGATAATGGTCGTGGTCAGGGCGATAACGGATGAGGTGATGGTAATAATGGACAGTACCTTGAAATTGAGTTTCTTTCTGAGTTGGTTGCGCTGGATGATATTGAAAGCATAGATGAAGAGGACCACTCCCTGCACCCGCAATACATCACACAACAGCGGGATACCATAGAACCGCGCGATGGCAGGAGCACATAGATACAGAACCGCATAAAGCACCACTGCCATGCCGAGATTCCAAAAGAAGATGGTAGAATAGTCTTCCTGCGTGGGTCTCTTCTTCTGTATCAGGGCAGAGCCGAAACCTCCGTCGATGAAAGCTTCGGCCAACACCATGAAAATCATCAGCATGCCTATGCAGCCGTAGTCGTATGGCGTCAGCAGACGCGCAAGAATGATACCCGAAATGAACTGGATGAACATTGTAGAATACTTCTGCAATGCCGTCCATATCATTCCCGATACCGCTTTCTGTTTAAGGTTCTTCTGTGACATTGTTTTAATTACGCTCTTATACAACAATTGACTGTTTTTTTGAAGCCCTCAACGAGGGCGATAGTCTTTAGCCGTGGGCAAGAGAAATGCCAGTGGCATTTCGGGCAGAGCCCTGCGCGAAGGGAGCCCACGGATTAGAACGCATCCATATCTTTGAGCCCCGCAGGGGCGGCACATAGATATCCTTTTTTTCTGTCGCCCCTGCGGGGCTCTGAATCAATCCACTATCACACCTACTGACGCCCCTAACGGGGCTAAAAATCAGTCATTATTCACACAAGAGCTTTTAATTATTCCTTCTCGTTCTCGACCTTTTTAAGGTAATACGGCGGGATATAGGCGGTGGTGAGGCCCGACTGAAGGCCTTTGATTTGAATCACCACCCGCCTCTGGCGGGCTATACGGGCAACACGTCCCGTGATGCCCTCGAAAGGACCGGCGGTGACACGCACCCAATCGTCGGAGACGAACCGGCAGGTCTTGACATCCACCTCCATCACATGCTCGTCGAGCAATGACGTGGCCTTGATGAACGGTTCCATATCTCGGTCACTAACGGTCAATGGCGGGTTATAGCCACTGCTGTCGGTCACGAAATGGTTGTAATAGTAGGTCGCAAACTTCGACACTTCGGATTGCTTCACATACTTCTCGGCCTCTTGTGATGTGGTGTATGCAAAAAGGAGGTTCATGAACGGGAACAGCTTCCGTTGTTTCTTGCCCGTCACTTTGTCTCGGATATCTTTCCAAACTCTGGCCAGATAGACGTAGGAGCCGTCCTCGATGATAGCGTCGGCCACCGCCTGCGTCTGGCCATACTTGATTCGCAACACATACCACTTCTTGCCTTCCGCCGGGGCATACCTTACCGACACCCCTGTTCTTGAGCTCACGGCCTCGGGGGGCGCAAAGGAGAGAACTCCAGTGCATTTTTCATCCTCGATATTAGCATTATCCAACGCGTTCATATCGGACATTACAACGCTACCAAACGCAAAACATTTAATATTATTGTTTCAATGTATGTAAAAATTATAAAAAAAGTAAGGCATGCAAGGCTTTGGACTGTTCGCCGATCCTATAATCGCCGCTTTGAATCGTCCCCAATTTGAAATTAAAACGTCTCCAAATTTGGAATTAAATCGACTCCAAAACCGAGTAAAAATAAGGCGTTGCAAATTGACTGCAACGCCTTTTTAATTGCCGTTTGAATGACTTTTAAGCTGCCTTCACAAGCATCACATCATCATAGTTCAGGCAGATGCCACCAACGTGCAGACGATGTACTTTTGCACCCTCGAATGGGTTGCCAATGGTCGGGTTTCGCCCCATCCAATCGGCCAGCTCAACAATGGTTGATTTGCTCGAGGTAAAATAGACAAATTTCGTCCCTTGAAGGCATTTCAGCACGTCAAGATAGTCCGACAGTTTCCAGTAGTTATCGCTCTTGTATGTGCCACAATCGGTTGACAGATACGGAGGGTCGAGGATGAATATCACGTCGGGTACCAGCCGGAACTGGTCGAACAGCCTGCGGTAGTCCATGGACACCACCTCGACACCCTCCAGATAGCCATCCACATCATAATCGTCCTGGCGCATCCTGTTATAGAGCGTCTGCTTGCTGAATTCCTCGAAGTTGTGGGAGTAATTCATCGTAAAGTGTAGGTTGCTCGAGATGGAGAACCAGTCGACATAGCCGGTCTTGGTCCATCGCTCGACCTCGGCCACCACCTGTGACTTCACAGGCTCATCAATACGCATCTTGTGCGGCACGCTGGCCACGATAGGACGCAGGGCACGCAGCATTGCATTGGTGCGCCCTGCGTTGGCCAGACGCTCGCTGTAGTGGTCGAAATCATTGTACACCACCCTGCAGTCAGGACGTGCGTGCTTGATGGTGTGGCTCACGAGGCCGCTGCCGCCGAATAAATCGACGAATACGGCCTCTTTCTTCTGTTCCTTGGCCATTTCCTCCAGCTGCTTCACAAAGCGGCGTTTCTGCCCCTGAAATGGCAACGGGGCGCTCACAAACTTTTTCACTTGGTTACGGTTTGTTGGTTAGACATTCAGTTCGAATTTCACGCCATCCTCGCCGTTGAGCAAGGCGCGTGTTTTTTCTATATTGTTTTCATATATATGTACGTTGCCCAGGAACAGCGTAATGCTGTGCAGGGGCAAGTCCACCTGCCGGCTGATTAGGTAGAGGTGGTAGATGTCCGAGGGCAGCCCCAACGAGGCGTCGCTGCTGCGCTGGTAGGCTGTCAACAGCAGACGACCATCCTCAATTTGGAATTGCACCAGGCTCAGGCAGGGTGCCTGGTTGCTTTCCGCGTTTGTCTCACCGAGGAACAAGACGTAGTTCTTACTGTTTCGCTTCTCTCGGTTGATACGCTCGATCAGCCGAGGCAGTTTCTCAAAGTAGGTCGGGTAACTGTTGACCAATATTGGGCCGCAGTAGTCCCACCACGATATACCGGCTTCACGATAAGCCTCCGTGTTGCGCTCCCCTCTGCAGAACAGTTCCAGCTCACTGCGGAGCTTCTTTCTGGCGATGCCGTGACTCTCGAAAATGTCGAGCAAATCGCCTGCGTCCATCCGCATCACTTCGTTGGTTAGATAGCGGATATTTCCCTTTTTGTTCCGTTGCTCACGCCCGTTTTTGAGGACGTTGTCGAGCATTGCATAATACTTATTCATAATCGGTTATGGTTAACGGTTTGGTCGGTTCAAAAAATATTCGTACTTTTGCAGTCTCTTACCACGAAAATAATACGCCCGAAAAGGCTGGAGATTTAAGTCCCCAGTTGCCTTTTCGGGCGTTTATGTTACTAAAGTTGTAAGAGATTTTATTAACAGGCTGGGGACTTTTTTTATGCCCGCCCCCGAGGGCAATAGGCTCACTCGCGCAGATAGGGTTCCACGTCGAAGGCATCCTTCTTTGTCCATCCCTCATCAAGGCAAGTGGCGATATGGTCGGCCACAAGCTTGTTAAAGGCTGTGAGTTCCTTCTGGGTGGTGAAAGTGTGATACACTGGGCGACCTTCAGCATCCTCGCCAAGTTTGAAGCGGACAGGTACCGTCGGGGCGCTGCGGAAATTCATCTGGTTCTCGGGTGATAGCCAAACGATCACGCCCTCGTAGGTGAGGCCGAGGAGGATGCGCTGCTGCACCTCGTCGTTCACCAGCTCCTCATACAGCCCGCGTATTTCGGGGGCTGTCGGGCGGTGGTTGAAGTCGTGCTCCATCCATTCGGCGCCATTCTCTGTTTCGGTGATTGCCAGGCGCACTCGCCATAGACCCTTTACCGGGTTAAGGCATACTATTGGTTCGGGGTTCCTGCCCCCTTCTGCGAGTCTCATTGTTAAGTGAATATATATTTGGTTTTACCTTTGCCGAAAGTCTCGGCCTTGATTGTCGTCTCGAACGGAAAGCCGTCCGGCACCTCCTTGATTTGCTCCAGGATGTTGCGCATCTCGATGGATGAAGTGAAAAACTTGAACGGCTCGCCGTCCTTTTCGATGGCCACCAGTGTGCGGTCATCGCCTTGGTCAGTCTTGATGCCGGTCTCGTAGTCCTTGACCACGATGGGCAGGTTCACCAGCTCACGGATGCTGATACTCGGTCCGGGGAAGCGTTTCTTCCCGTCTGCGGGCGCATAGCTCACGCCCAAGTCTTTGAAACTTTTCATTTCTTTACCTGTTAATGTTTGGAATAAGTTATTACAATCAGCGTGCTTGGCCATCCCATAGAAGGAAGCAGTCAGCACGTCTCTTCTTTTCCTTGATTTTACCTCGGCCATCTTGCGCGCCATTTTCTGCTTTATACGCTTGCGCAGCTCCACGTGGTCGCCACTGTAAATCACATAGCCGAGGAAGTCTATGCCTTCGGACGACGGGAACACGCGTTCGTTGGGCTTTATCTCCAACCCAACTGTGGCAAGCAGCTCGCGAACGCGGTCGCGCACCTGCCAAAGATAGCGTTTGTCGCCCGACAGCACCACCAGGTCGTCACAATAGCGGTAGTAGTAGGGCACAGCGTCGCCGTCCTTCAGCGGATGGTCGAGAACCATAGAGAGCAACAGGTTGGCCAACCCCTGCGAGCTGCGCAATCCGAGGCTCAATCCCTGCGGCATAAGCCGCACAAACTTCTCAAGCAGCACAATCAGCACAGGGTCCTTGAACACACGTCGCACACAGTGCATCACAGTATCCTGGTTAATATTCTCGTAGAACTTGCGGATGTCGGCCTTGTAGCAGTAGGCTGTCCCTTCCGGATCGCGGCGCATATCGTCGCAAATGTATTTCATCAGGTCGTGCATCCCTCGCCCTTTGATGCTGGCTCCGCTGGTGCGTATAAAACGCTTTCGCAGCCGAGCGTCGACAACGCGCATCACGGCGTTTATGCCCATACGTTTGATTTGTGGGAATATCTGGAGGTGGCGTATCTTGCCAGCCTCCTTGATTTCTCTGTCTTCCCAGGGACCAAGCTCGAAAGTCCCGTCCCCAAGTTCACGCTGCAGTTGGGCAATCACCTCGTCCCTGTGCTCCAGGATATAGCGCCCCTCTGCTGTCTTCTTACGTTCAGTGCCACTGAGCACCTCATCGATGGCTGCGTAGATGTTGCTGTAGTCCAGCACCTCTGCCATCACATTGGCTTCTCGCTTCATTGCCTTCCTTTCTCCGGGCCCAGCCTCTTCGGTTTCCCTACCAAGCCCTGCCCGATTTACTTGATGTTTCACTTTTCCGGCTCTAAAGCCGCTTTTAGTGAGGCGCATTCCCCTCGGCTCGCTGCATAAGGACACGTCCAGTACCAGTGTAGGCCGATAAAGCGGTGCAAGGACACCTATCCTCACACCTTGGAGTTTCAGACGCGAGCCGATGTTCGCATTCGTGTTCGAAGAGTCGTTGTTCGCATTCGCATACGACACGCCGCCATTCGCGTTCGCATTGTTGTTCGAACGGTACACCACACGGCCCACCGGGGAACTCTGCCTTTGCTGTCTATAACGGCGATGTCTCATTTTTATTGCCTTTTAATCTTGTTTTAATCGCTGCCGAAAATCGGCCAAAATTTTTCAAAATCGACCCGCTTACGCGGGATTGGTTGAGGGGGCTGTCGCCCCCTACGCTTTACGCGCTTCGCGCTCCGTTCTACGACACCTCGGTGGCCGCCTTGAACGCTGCCACGCTTGCCGCCTTGACGAGGGTTCCGCGGAAGGCCAGACGCGAGCCGATGTACGCATTCGTGTACGAAGAGACGTAGTACGCACTCGCATACGACACGCCGCCATACGCGTACGCATCGTAGTTGCTCGAACGGTACACCACACGGCCCACGGAAGCAGCATAATAGTACATATCGCAATAGTAGGTGGTCGAGCTGTCGCCCTGACTGCCCGCGCAAATCAAATCCATATACTTGCCGTGGACTATGGATTTAATCCAAATTCCGCTGGTCGTACCGCCCTTAACTTTGCGCGTCGTGCCGTCCGGCATGTTGATGACCCACTTGCCGTCCACCTGCCCAACGTTCACCCCCACGCCGTCCATCCACTCCGCCTTGTCTCCGAATAGGTTCTGGTAGCCCATAGCGTTCACACTGCCTATGCTCACCAGCTGCGGAGGGTCCGCGTCGTTCTGGTAGTAGGTACCGCCGTTGGAGTATATCGTGTCGCGCATGCCCAACGCCGCCGTGCGGTTCATCGGCTGGGTATTGCTGCTCTCGCCGTAACCACACTGCCCTTGGCTGTCCCTTGTGCCATACTTGGCAAAGAACAGGTTGCCCACGTGGTTGTGCCACACCCAGTCCACCTGCTGCATACCCCTCTGTGCACTGTAGTAGTTGAAGTCAGTCCACGACATGCTTCCCGCACTCGCGCTGCTCCTCATCGCGCTGCGCATTTTAGAGCCTACCACGCTGCTCTCTGCCACAGCACCCGCCATCTCCTCGAACTCCACCCAATCCGGCTCCATATCCTCTATCCGCTCGCTGTTCGACAGCACCACGCAGTCAAACTCCGCGCTCTTCTGCACCGAGAAGTAAAGGTCGGTGGCCGCCGTCGGTATGTCCACGACGATGTACATTCCCGGCTCGAAACCGCCGCTCAGCGTCTCCACCAGCACCTCCTTCACAATGGTGCCGCTTCCGTCGAGCATTATGCTGCCCACGAAGCCGCTGCCAGGCACACTCGGAAACCTCACCCTCCTGTAGCCGCCAACCTCCACGTGCACCACGGCATAGCTGCTGTCCGCGCTGTATGCAGCTGAAAGGCTGTTCTTGCCCGTCAGCACCTTGTAGTTCTGCCGCACAAGCCCTGCCGCCGTCAGCTGCGCCCACGTCAGCACAGTGGCTTCAGGCACCCTCGGCATCGTCTCCCTGCTGCTGTAGCAGCTGTAGTGCTTGTGGTTCAGATAGTCGTTCACCCCCTTGAACCAGTGGTGGGGTTCTATCAGCATCACATCGCCCTGCGTGCCGTCAAGCGCCGCACTTGTGCAGTTTGCCGTGTCCTCGGCGTCGGCAAAGTAGTTGCTGTTCCTGTCGTGCAGGGGGAAGTAGGTCATTACACCCTCGGCAGTAACCTTGCCCAGCACCCTGTGCCTCTTCTCCAGTATCTTTGTTATGTGGCCGCTCGGTTCGTAGCTGTTGCCGTATTTGTAGCCCGTCTGGTTGTCCAAGTTGCTCACGTTGGCAGGGTCGCTCGTTTCGTCGTCGAACTCTATCATCGTGTACTCAGGGTCCAGGATCTCCAGTTCCGGATAGGCAGCCTTCACATCTTCGCTGATGAAGCGCGTCAGCTGATACCGCCCTGTCAGGGCGCAATAGTTCACATAGTTGCCCTGGGCATCCACACCTTGCAGGTTCCTTGCTGCCATTCTCACCAGGTCTTGGCCGTCGCCTTCTATGTTGCCCAGTTCCACGCGCAGCCTCTGCAGGTTGTTGCAGCGTCCAGCCAGCGTCTCCCACTCCACCCCCGGGCAGCCGCTCACGATAAGGGTCGTGACGTTGGCATAACTTTCAACCGTCAGTCCGGCCATCGTCAGCAGGGGAAGGCTCTCAAGCCTCAGCGTTGTCAATGTGCCGGGCAGCACCAGCGTCTCCGTCGGGGCTCCCTGTGCCAGCACAACACTGGTAACCTCGGTACCGCCGAAGCGTCCGATACGCAGGTGGGTCTGCCCGCGCAGGTCAAGTTCCTTGCTGCCAGCCGCCGTGCTTGCGCCCTTCTGGTTGGTCAGGTCTATCTCCTCCAGCAGGCGGCAAGCATCAATCTCCATAAACCAGCTGCCTCCGGTGGCTGTCTGCATACCCATCAGCAGACGGCGCATCTTCACGCACTTGTTGAGGTTCCACGTGCCGGTCATCTTGCCGGCCATCCCAGTTAGGTCAAGCTCCAGTATTCGGCTGGCACCATACACACGGATGGGGTCGTTGGCCGTCAGCGCAGCCGTCAAGGTAAGCGTTATTTGCTCGTTGGCCGCCGCCTCAATGCCTATCTGGTAAGTGTTGTTGTTCGTGCCCCAGCCAAAGTAGTAGGCCTCGAGGCTCACTATACTTATCGTGTTGGCTGCATCGTTAGCCGCCCTCGCCACGTAAGCGTCGATGTTGTCGCTCAGGTACTGCCCGCAGCGGTACTTGGCGTCCAGCAACGCAAAGCGGTTCTCAATGGTGAAATGGCGGTGCGCCTGTCCTGTACCCTTCAGGGCGTACATAAAGCTGTAACGGGTAAGCTCGCCCTGCTTCATAACACCCTCCAGCTGGGGGATGATGTAGGTGAAGTGGCCGCTCTTGTTGTATGCCCTCTCGCACCAGTTGCCCTGCTGCTCCTGGTCGAACATCGCGTGCACCCTCGCGTTTGTCAGGTGTCCGCGCATCGTTCCGGCAACAGTGCTCAGCTGGCCGCCCATATTGGCCAGCACCAGGTTCCACAGCCAGCTGCCGTGTCCCTCGAAGGCGTATTTGTTTCGGTCCACGTCCCACGTCGTGCGCGTCAGCAGGTAGTCGTAGGCAAGGTAGCTGTCGTTTCGGTCGCCCAGCATCGTGTCTGCGTCCCAGAAGAAAAACCACCACTTGCCATTCACCGCGTTGCTCACTATCTCGTGCGTCGTGTTGTCCCTCACCACGAAGGTCGCCAGCATCATATTCTTCGCACGCTGGTCGACACTCATAAAGTAGTCCGTGTACACATACCACGACAACAGGCTGTCCACGTTGAAATACTGGTCCACCTGCTGGGCAAACAGGGCGTTCACCCACGTGCTCAGACGGTCGTCGCCGCCCTGTTCCTGAAGCCTTGTGGCAATCTCCGCGCCTGCCGGCTTCATCGTCCTGATCCAGGTGAAGAGCCGCTTGATGGCCGCCTTCTGCTCAGCTGTAGCCGCCGGCTTGTTTTTCGACGGGTTGCCGTTCCACGTGGTGTCGTCTTCTGGGTAGCGGAACTCCAGCGCGTCGTCGAACTCATCGTCCAGCTGCGTGTCCAGGTCGGCATCTACTTGGAAGTTGCACAGTTTCTCCGAGTTGTTCAGGAACTCCAGACAGCACAGGCACTCGAGGCTCGTGCCGTTGCCAAGGTCTATCGGGTCGAAGCCGTACACCTTGCCGCTGCTCTTCTTCTCATTGTTGAAGTTGTACTGGCCATAGTATTCGCTCTCGCCCTCCGCACTCTCGCTGCTGAAGATGTCGATGGGCAGACCGTCGAATCCTGTACGGTAGGCCGTGTCCAGCTGCTGGGGAGGTGTCAGTATGCCCATCTCCTTGAACACCTCGTTCATCAGCTTCGACGTACCCGTGTTGTGGGTCATGGAGCTGTCCGAGAAGTCCTTTTTGCATACGAATATGTTGATGGGTATAGCACCGGGACGCATCCGGTAGTTGTTCTTTGTGTTCCCTTTGTCGGCCTCGCAGGTGCCGGTACCGGGCGCGGCCATCTCTTTCTGTGCCTCGGCCCCCACAAACAGCTTCGGGCCCGTACCGGTGCCTTTGTTCAGCGTGATGCGATAGTTCTTCCTCGGGTACTTCGTCGAGCTGGTGCCCTGTATCTGCACAAGCACGTTCCGCGCCACAAAGTCATACTCCGACCCGAATGGGGAGTAGAAGTACACATCGCCATAGAACTTCGCGCTTTTGTCGTTCGTGGCGTTCAGCTCCTCCAAGCCTCCGGTACGCACGATGCGCAGCACACCTTTGCCCTTTGCCCTCAGTTTGTCAATGTCCACCGCGTCGCTCTCCAGGATGTCGTTGTTATCGTACACCTCGTATATCTCCGTGCCGGTCATCCTGTCTATGGTATAGTTGCCGAACTCCTCATCGTCGGTCAGGGCACGGGTATAGACGCGCGTGATGCGGAACTTCACGTCCGCGCTGCCACTCTCCACAGTGACGCCCACCGGGTTTGCCTGCATAAAGCTGTCCCCGCTACCGTACACGTCCGCAGAGCAGCGCACGCCGTTCACATAAAGCTCCATCAGACGGTCGCCGCTGCGACGGCCTATCACGAAGGCAACCTTGATCCATTCGCCGCTGGCGTAGTTGGTACTCACGCCTGCCGGTTTATCGATGCTCTCTCCCGTGTCATCGTCCACAATGCTCTTCACACCGCCGGTCAAAAGGCTGATTAGTTCTGTCGTTATCTGGAAACCTTTGCCACCGCTGTAGCAGCTTATCACGTTGCCCGTGCGGTCGGTCGGGTTCTGTATCATATACTCCATCTCCACCGTCAGCCCCGTGGCTCCGGGGTCGCTCGCGAATGGCTGGATGCCGATGATAGCCCTTGCACCGTTTTTCAGCACCAGGCTCTCGCCGTCCCATCCGCTCACGTTCCAGTCCACGTTCTCAAACGTCGTGGCGATACCCTCATACGCCCACTGAGCAGGGTTCGCCTCGCCGTTGCTCCTGCCGGTGGCCTTCAGGCGTAGTGCCAGACTTCCCACCGCCTCGCTCAGGTCGATGCTGCTGCCGCTGACCACGATGGAAAGCGGATAATGGGTGCTGCCGCACACCAGCTCGCGGTTCACTGTGCCGCTCTCGTTGAAGCGGTTGGTGTAGTTCTGCATCGTGCGCCCGACGGCCATTGTGTTCACCGTCGTGCCGCCTTCGCGTTCCTCCACGGTGGCAATGCTGCCCGTCGGGTCGTAGGCTGCCCACTGGAACCCCAGCTGCTCATACTGCCCAGCCGTCAGCGTCGGGTAGCTGCTTCCGGCATCCTGGCTGTCGTAGGCCTTGACAGTTCCGGCGTCGTCGACGGACATCAGCCCTATGTATTTGTCGCTGCCACCGGCTTTCAGCACGTCTATCCAGATGCTCTCGCTCTTGATGTCTCCCACCTCGGCAACCAGCTGCAGCCAGTGGCGTCCCGGTGTCAGCGTCCGCGCCGCTATAAGGAATTCGTCGTTCGTGGTTCCGCTCTTCGTTATCGTCTTGCTCCGGTTCAGGGCGTGGCTATCGTCGCCGTCCACCACAAGCCTCACCTCCTTGCTGCCGCTGCCGCGAACAGCCCAGGGTATGGTGATGGTCTCGCTGTCAAGGTAGCCGCCGTTCGCAAAGCCGTCGGCAAGGTCGTAGCTTGTGGTCAGCTCTATCTGTACCACGTTCACGCTCTTGTAGGCCTGTTTCGTCTGGCTCTGCGTGTCCCCAGTCTCCTCGTTCACTATCTGGCACACAGCCTGCACGTACACGTCCATAGTGCCTGCCTGCAGCGCGCTGCTGATGTCAAGGGTATAGCTGCCTGCAGCCACCTCGTTGATGGTGCGCTGCATCGTTATCGTCGAGCCTTTCTTAACCGTGATGGTGATGGTTGCCTTGGTACCGTCGCTCTCCCCGTCGCCGTTCAGGTGGTCGTACTGGTAGGTCAGGTCAACGTGGCCGCCCTCCTTCACCTGCTGGCTGCTCACGCTTGCACGGAGGCTGATTCGGCTGAGGTTGGCTGTGCCACCCCCTCCGCCTGTGGCCGGGAGTGTTACCGCTATGTCTGTGCCATACTGCCGTCCAAGAACCAGGTTGTAGGTTGGATTCCCTTCACCGTCCTCGCCCTGTTCCACCTCGGCACTGGTAATCATACCCTGCTGCAGCTCGGTCAGCCTCGGGGCGACGGCACTATTCGCCACGGCATTGCTGCTGGTCGGGTCAAGCGTCTGGTCAACCTCCACAGTGTCTATGGCGATGTTCACCTTCCCTTGGCTGTCCTTCTGGAGCTCGGTACCGTTCACCTTCACGCCAGCCACCACGGTCAAGTCCACAGCTCCGTTTTCGTCGGGTGTTACCGACGTGCCGTTCACGCTCAATGCTCCAAGGCTGCCGCCTCCGCCGTAGTCTTTCCACAATGCCTCCGTCAGCCAGTCGTCGACACTCTCACCGGTGAACTGCTTGCAAGCCCATTTGCCGTCGGCATACCACGTTATGCAACGCCCTGGCTGGCGTTTCCTCGCAGGTACTGCCGCTATCGCCGTAGCCAGGTCTGTCTGCGCTCCGAGGTTCAACGTGTTGCCGTCGGCACTCGGCTCTTCGCATTTCACCTTGCCGTCCGAACCCACCGTCAGCACCTTCCCTGCTTGGCTCACGCCCTGGTCTTTGTCCACCTTGCCGGCAATGGCCGTGTCCATTTCATCCAGCAGCTCAGCGGTGTCCTGACGGTACTCCGCTATCTCCCTCAGGAAGGCGGTAACAGTCCCCTGCAGGGCGGCGAGGTCTGCCTGGTTCGCTTTGTTGCCAAGGGTGGTTAGGGCCTCGCTCAGCGTCCCCATCGTGCTGGCAAGACTCGCATTTGTTGAACTGATGCTTTCTGCCAGCTGCCGCAGACGTGCCGCCACTACTTTGTTCTGAACCGGCTGGATGCTCCCCTCATCGAGGGTGTTGTCCACCTGCCACGCCTCACCTTCTCCAAGGCTGATGGCCTCAAGCCTCTGCAGGGTCGCGTCAAGGTCTGCCTTGTGGAAAAAAGAGTCCATCAGGTCGCGGAAGTCCTGCTGTGTGGGTTTCATACCCGTCAGAAAACGGTTGTAAAGGTATTCTATGGTCTGTTGCATATCGCTTTAATTGTCGTTTAATCGTTGTTTAACTGATGATGAATTGGCCGATGCGCCAGCCGCCGATACCCTCGGTCAGCTCCGTGGCAGGGTGCGTCTGCCCCTGTGTGTAGTTCCTCACCACTCGCCGGTTCCGCACACTGGGACCACTGCCGGCTTCCCCGCCCTCTATCAGGTCGGTCAGGCTCACACCAAGTGAAACGGCAAGGCTCCACGCCTCGCTCGCACGCCCGCTGCGCTCCAGCGCGATGTCTATCAATGTCTGTCCCTGTCCGGCTTTGCTCATCGTTTAGTCTCCCGTTATTTGGCTTATATCCATCAGGCACGCATCCATCGTCTCGCTTCCGCATGCCACGTGGCTCAGTGTGTTGGTTCTCACTATCACCGCGTTCAGCTTAGTCCTGATGTCTGCTATCACGGCATTGTTGGGCAGGTCAGACACGGCATTGTTTATCGATGTCGCCGTCTCTCCCGCCATCTCGGTCTGCGTCGGTCTTGCCGCCATCGCCGAGTCTATCTGGTGTTTGTCATACACTTCTGCCGTGTTGGCTTTTCCTGCCAACGCACTCTCCAGTGCCGTCTGGCTCACCAGTCCGCTCACGTCTGGCAGGTCGGTGGTGTCGGCTTTATCCGCCAGCAGCTCGTTGGCCTCTGCCTTGGTGTACACATCCGTCGCACTGGCTTTGTCGGCCAATGCCGTGTTCACCGCTGTCAGGTCGGCTTTGTCGGCAACCAGGTTGCGCACCCATTGCTCCGACACCGTGCCGCTTACCGCCTCCGCCAAAGTGTCGCCGGTCACATAGTTCCCGAGCAACGTGGGCAACATTTCACGAAGCAGGCCTTCCACGATGGGTTTGATAAGCTCCACCGTTAGCTTTGTTGCCACGTATGCGGCAACCGCATCCCCTGTCACAGGGCGTGCGTCGCCTTCGGCCACTTGCCCGAGTTCTGACTTGTGCCAGAAACTCGCCAGCCATTCTTCTACAACCTCTTGGGTCAGTATGTCCCCGTCTTCGAGTTGGCTCTTCAGCCATTCTATTGTTTTCATCTTATTCTGTCCCTTCCAATTCTGAATTGTCCTATTGCCACCACCTGTTCGGCTGTCACCGTGCAGTCTGTCGCCGGTCTTGCCCCGGTGGAGGCCATCTCGGTTGCCGTGTCAGGGTCGCCACCTTCTGCCGGTATTTCCAGCTCACCGTCGCCTGGCGTTTCGGTCAACGCCAGGCCGCTGCGCACGGCTATATCCCACGCCATCTCCGCATTGCCGCACATCTGCGCCGCCACGTCTATCAGTGTCTGTCCCTGCCCGGCTTTCATATCTCTATGTAGGTGTCTATTTTCAGCGTGTCGCCCATTTCTGTGTCGCGCCCCAGAAGCAGCTGTCCGTTGCTGGTCAGCACAGCTGTGGTAGCCTTCCCGTTGTAGCGGATAGGCACCGCCACATCTCCGTCGGGGCGGTAGCCCAATGGCAGGCGGAACGTGTCGCTGCTTTCAAGCATCAAAAAGGTACCGTTGTTGACATAGTCCAGTTTGTGACCGTCACGGATCCAGACGGCGTTTATCAGCAATGCGTAAGTCATATCGCCCCATAGGTGGACGCGTCCGCCAACACGCTGCACCCTCAACCGCTGCCCGGTGGTGAGGGATGCCCATTGGTTTCCTTCGGGCACCTCAGTCCATCCTGCGTCATCCTGTGGCGTCGTGCGAACTCGCATCCTCGGCAGATCTGCATAAGCCACACTGTTGGCTGTGGCATTGTACGACCACACAAGATACCGCTCCACACGCACCGTCACCGTCTCGCCGTCCGAATTCTCGGTTGTGATTGTCTGTTCTGTCAGCGTCAGATAAGAGGCCCCGTCGCTCCCGGGTCTCACCTCGAACACTTCGGGCTGCCCCTCCTCGTTCACCATACGCACCCAGCCTGCCGCTCCTTTGCTCTCGCAGCCAGCTATGATGCAGTTGCCGGAAGGCAGCATTTTTTCCAGTATCTTCATCGGCTCCTGCCAGTCGCTCTGGGCCTCCGACATTCGGTCTATCGTCAGCGGATAGTTGCTTACGCTGTTTTGGTCAAAATTCTGTCTGTTCATATCTCTATCTGTATATTATCGTGTATCGGCTCGCCGCCATCTTCCAGCGGTCGAGTATCGCTTCTGTCTCTTTCTGTATGTATGGCGAATTGTAGACTTCCGGAAGGCTCACCGTAAACTCACGGTTCCACCACACCATATCGTCGCTCCATAGGGCTATGGGCAAGGTTCCAAGTTCCACCCTCGTGCTTGCCGCGTCGCTCTGCCTACGCAGGTCCACCACGTCCCGGTTCGCCACGTCCCCTATCAGCACCAGCCCCGGAGTTATACCAAGGTGGTCGGCTATGGCTTGCCGCAGCTGCTTCACTGTCGGCCCGTAGTTCCGCTCCTGGCACTCCCTCGCCTCATATCTTACAAAGGCCTCGTAAAGTGTCTTCAACGGAGCGTATGCAGCCTTAAAAACCGCCTCCAGCAGTCCTCCCTGCCTCAGCACGTGCGGCATCAGGATGATGCGCAGCTTCTCGTAGTCGACGTTCATCACGCTCATAGGTTCTCCTTTCTGTAGCGGTCATACACCACCGCTACGTCGCCATCCTCTATTCCCCAGTAGCCGCTCTCAGCCCGTTCCTGGTTCCCGAAATCGCGCCAGGCGTTCTCGGCATACTTCGTCTGCAGTAGCTCTATCTTCACCATCTCCACCCCTGGAACCTCACGCAGGGCGTCGACGATGGCGTTCCTCGACAACAGCCCGTCAAAGTCCAGATTGCTCACGTAGGCTTTCAATGCCGTTTCCACAGGTGTCTCGCTTGGCACCAGCTCCATCGGGTCGTACCACACCCGCAGCATCGCCTTCAGCCGGTTGCTGTCTTCGTTCACCACCACTATCTTCAGCCCTGCGTCTTTCTCTTCAGCAAGGTACGACACCACCGCATTGTATATGTCGCTGCCCACAGGCTGGCGGTCGCCAGCTGTGCCACCGGCAATTTTTACCTTCAGCCGGCAACCACGGTCATCCACAGAACAATACTTCACCGGCGGTTCCTCCTGGCCGCTGGGCACCATCGACAGCACCCGGTTACGGTACCAGCGTGTAGTGTGTGGTGTCAGGTCGGCCAGCATCGTGCTCACCTCTTCCTTGTGGGTGTCGAAGAGCTTTTCCAGCACCCAGATGCCAAAAGCCACTACATAGAACAGCAGCCCCTCGATGCTCACCTTCGAGAATCTGCCCTCGAAGGTGTCCGAACTGGTTAAGCCATATTTGTCACGCACCGCGCTCTCTGCCATGAAGGCGGTGGTTATTTCCTGTTTTATCTCTGTTATTGTTCGTGCCATCGGTCTTTATCTTTTTCGCAGCCTCACTAAAATGATGGATGCTGTTGTCAATACTAATCCTGTCAATACACCCCAGAGGAAGGGCTTTATCGGGTTTCGCTTGGGTTGCTCAACCACTGTCTCTTTGTCCTCCGTGCGCTCTTCGGACTGCACCGAGCTTTCCAGTACACTCTTCTCTTCTGCGGTGGCAACACTGCTCCGCAGGTGCTCACGAGTTTTCTCGGTGGTACGGCTGCGCTCTGTGCTGTCCGCATTAAGGACGACCGTGACAGTCTGTGTCTCACGCACGGTATCATGTACCACGACGGTCCGTACATCCACCAGCGTATCATGCACCACCTCCGTCCTGATTTGCTCTTTCGTCATCGTTCTGCTGCTTCTGCAACTCATCATACACAGGGCAGTCAGCAGCATGAGGGCAATCGTAAATCTTCTGTATTGCATCTTTCAGTTGTTTTATTTCCCGTCTAAGCCCCCCCGTTTCACGGCGTAGCGAGACATTCTCTTTGCGTGATTCCGATACTTCGTTGCGTAATTGCTCGTTCTCTTTGCGTAATTCCGACACTTCGTTACGCAAATTCTCCATCTCTTGGAGTAGGGGTGTGGCTATGTTTTCCTTGAACTCGTCGACGTACATCTTCGACAGTTCCATGTTCTTTTGGCGGTTGTCGGCTTTGATGCTCTCCACCTCCTGGGCTTTCTTCCGGTTGTCTTCCTTCAGCCCTTCCACCTCTTGTTTGTGTTTGTGCCGGTCAACAATCCATCCGCAGCCACCCAGCAAGGTAATAACCGCCAATACAATGCTTGTCCATTCCATAGGCCTATATGCTTATTGGTTCATATTTCTTTGACCCCGCCACCAGGCGCAGCACCTGGCGCCGGTTCTCGCCCACGCGCTTCCAACTGACGTGGATCCACTCCGCCTCGGTGCATTCCTTGTTGCTTTGCTCGAAGATGACCTGGTCGAAGGTTCCCATGCTCACCAGCAACCGCCCCAGCTTGGCCGTCTCTTTCCGGGTGGCCGCGCAGATGTCCGCCGCCTCGCCCTTCAGGTGCTGGCTGGTGGCCACGCCACCCACGGCACGGTTCAGTTCCGGGCAGCGGTACCCGCTGTTCACCGTGATGGGCTTGCCCCACTTCTCTCTCAATGGGTCGAGTACCACGGCCACCAAGGCCGTCAGGTTCTGTTCGATTTCTGGTGTCGTCTTGTTCCAGATGCGCTTCCAGTGGTTCGCACTGTACAGCAGCTCGCTAATCGTAAAGTGTTTCATATCTCTCAATGTTTGATTTCAAGTTGTCCGTTGTTCAGGCTCACGCCCTTTATCTTGATGCCCACACGGGCAAGGTTTTCCGTTATCTCTCGTTTCCAGTACCGCAGGTCTTCATCCCCCGCCATATCGGCCACGCCGGCACCCACCAAAGGGTTCTCCTTCCATTCCCCACGCTGGGTGGACAGCACCAGGTACTCTTCCTGGAACTGCGTCTCGCCTGTCGCCATCGTGCCGTTGTCCAGTTCGAGGTCAACGGTACCGTCCGCCTCTTGTATCAGTCTTAATCCTTTCATCAGTGCGTTATTTTGGTGTCCTCCATATCCTCGAAGTTAATCATCTGGGCGGCCATTGCACCCTCAAAGGTTGCTCTGCCCGCCGGTCCGTTGGCCGCTGTCGATGCACCGACACTTGTAAAGCCGTTTGCAATGGCTTTCTTCATGGCTTCCACGTATTTCTTCAGGGTGTCAAGGTTATTCTTCAAACTCTCGATATTCACCAGCCCGCCATTGTCGCCACCGTTCAACTCTATGCTGTCGGCCTCGATGGCTATCTGTTCAAATGTAGCCTCTATCTTTTCTATGTTGGTGTAAACTATCACTGCAAGGTCGCGCAGGTTGCCACCGCTCAGGTCGGTCAGCAGTACCATGCTGCCCTCCTTGGGTGTCAGCAGCAGCTTGCCGTCGGCTCCGTCGTTGACGGCGGTAAGGCGCACTTCGTCCAGTTCCAGCCCCGCCACGTTAACCGTGCAGGTCTCGCCCTCGACGCTCTTCACCTCCCCAACCAGGAACAGCCCGCTGCCGCCTTTCGCGCCGCAGATCTGCCGTATGGCTTCCTTTATGTCCTGTGCCTTGCCCATTACGATAGTCTTTTGCCAAGTGTTATGGTTCGTTTTCCACCGCCCTTGCTGTAGTCCACCTCCACGGCGGTGACGTAGTAGGTGCCGTTCTTGTATTCATAGTCCGGGTCCACGATGCTCACTTTGTAGCCCGCGTCGCAGTATGGCCACAGCCAGCCGCTGAAGCTGCCGCTGTAGCCTGTATAGCATTTCTCTTCAAGCACCTGCACGGCCACCTTTTTAAGGCTGGCTTCGTCGGTTGCCCCAGGCACCTTCATCGTGATACGGTCGCCGCCGGTCGTGCCTGCTTCCACCTTCACCTTGGTGCCGTCTTTTTTCTCGCCCTCGACAACCACCAGCACACGGCGGTCGTCTTTCTTCCGGTACTCCAGACTGGTACCCCCGCGCTCGATATTCCGGGTGAAGTCATACTTCGCTTCGCCGAACACCTCCGCATATTGCGGATGCACATGGAGCTTCTCGCCCTTCAGGTAGATGTTCGGCTTCACCTCTTCCTGGATCTTCTTCAACACGTCGTAGCCGGTGGCGTTGTGTACCGTGAACTTCTCGTAAGTGAAAGCATAGTCGCACTCCACCGTAAAACTGCCACATTGCCCGCAGATGTCGCTCAGAATGTCCTTCACATCCTTATTGGCGTACACTTTATCCTCCACCCCCTTGCGGAACAGCCACAGTCCATCCTCGCATTCCAGTTTAATGCTGCCGCCGTCGGTACCGATGCGCTGCACATAGCCCTCGAACTCGGTCTTCAATTTGCCGTTGTAGCCCAGTTCTATCTTCACCGCGTCGCCCACATTGATTTTGTCCTCGACCTCGATGGCCTGGTTATGCACCATACCGGGAAGTGTAATAACCGCCGTGTCGGACAATGCCTCCACGCTGCGCGTTATCTTGACACTCTCCAGAAGCAGCAGCTTGTAGCTGCCCACCGTGATCTTATGGCACATCTTATACACTACTGAACCTCCTCCAATATATTGATGCTGCTGTCGCTGTAGCACTTGATGGTGTACGATTGGTTTTGCAGCCCCTTGGTATGTGGGAACTGGAAGCTGTCCACCACCAACCGTGTGATACCGTAGCCGTCGTTCAGAAGGTCGTTGACCACCGCCAGCGACTCACCGCACACCAGTATCGACTGCAATTCCTGCACCTGTTCGTTCAAGTCTTTGGCATCATCGCCCATCAGCACCCCGGTAATGGTAATGTCGAAGTCGTCTTGGCTGAAACTCTCTTTGACCGTACCCTGCAAACTGCCTTTTGCCACATAGCGCCGGGCGATGATATTCTTACCGCTGACGGCTAATATCGGGTCAAGCTGGAAGCAGTATTCCTGCCCCTGCTCGTTGCGCAACGCAAGGTAGTCCTGGCTGAGGTTAAGGTTCCCATACGATGACACCTCATCCTTCTTGCCGCCGCTCACCGTCGGCACATATTTGAACGGCACTCCCGGGGGCAGGGCATAGCCCAGGGCATGAAGCCCCAGCTCGTTCAGAACAAGGCTCACATCGTCGCTCTTAACGACCTCGCGGTTGATTGTCTGTATAGGGTCAAAACTTCTTGCCATTGTCTTATGCTGTTGCCGCCGCCATCATAAGCGTGCGCGTTAATATCTCTTGAATTTTGTTTTCCAGCTCCTGGGCGTTCTCGCCAAGGGTACCGTTGAACACGATATTCTCCACCATCTTGCCGAGGTTGATGTTTACCGTGGTGTTGCGGGTACCACCAGTAACGGCTGCCTCCGCACCCTTTGCCGCCCTGTCGTTAGCCGCAGAACCCAGTCCGGGACCATCCACGCCATTGCCTTGCCCTGGGATACCGGCAGGGGAAATGCCCTTGTTCTCTTTTACTTTGTTCGCGCCCTTTTCATAGCCGAATTTGAAGGCCTCGACACTCCCGCCGGTGATTTTATTCCAGACCGCTATAATCTTGTTGAGGGGCTTTGCCAGCCAGTTCAGCACCTTGTAGAACCCCTCCTTGATGTAGTCCCACAAGCCGCCGAACCACTCAATGATGGGGTGGAACACTTTTTTGAACCAGGACCCAACTTTCTCCAGGACACCCTTCACCCAATTAAAGACCGTTTTAATGATGTTTACAACGGTCTGGATGTAGGCCTTGATAAAGCCGAACACCTTGGCAATAATAGGCTGCAAGATGTTCCAGATATTGTGGATGATATTCTTGATGACTTCCCACAAGCCGGTCAGGAACCCACGGAAGCCCTCGCACTTGTTCCACAAGGTCGTGAAGATGCCAATGACCAACGTAATGGCAGCAGCTATCCATCCGACGATGGGGATGCTCATGATGGCAGTACTGATACCACGGCACGCCGCCTTCGCGATTGCGCTCATGGTCGTGAAACTGCCACCCGTCAGCAAGGCAGCGAGCGATGTCTTTTCAAGTTCCCGCTTTATCTTTGTTACGCCAATGAGGACACCGATTGCAGCAGCCACCCACACGGGCCAACCCATCTGCACCACATCGATAAGGCCATTGGCCAAACCAATAAGTGCATCCATCACTGGAAGCAGCTTTGTCTGTATCTGTACCCATATTGCGCCGACCCGTTCCTTGATGTCGCCCATTTTGTTCGCCACCTGTTGCAATTTTCCTTCGGGCATATTGGTGAGAGCCTCATTCATGCCGCCCACGCTTTGGCCGATGACCTCGGCAAGCGTAGCCACCCTTTCTTCCTCGGTGCCGTATTTCAGTAGCTTCTCTTGGGCTTCGTCGAACTTGTAACCATAACGCGACAATGCGCCCACCTGACCATCCATCACCTTGCCCATCATCGAGGCTATCTGGGTGGCTTGCTCCTGGGAGGCATTCAGCCCGTATTGCTGTGCCAGCATGTCGTTCATCACAGGCATCAGCTTTTTCAAGCTGTCCGCCTTGCTCAGATAAGTTCCCAGTTCCTGGGCACCGGCAAGCTGCACCTCATCACCGATGACGCCCAGCTTCTGCTGTGCGCTGGCCAGTTCCTTGATGCTCGCTATTTCGTCATTGCTTGCCCCCATCGTGTTCCGCATCACCTGCGCCAGTTTTGCCTCGGCCTCCTGTTGTGCCCGGTTCGCCTCGGTGAACTCACGCATTTTGTCAGCTGCCTTTTTTGCAACTTCCATGGCCTGGTTGAACATAATAACCCCACGCCCGATACCGGCCAGCTTGCTTTTGGCCCGTTCTGCCGCGTTGCCGAGTTCATCGGTCTGCCCTGTGATCTGCTTTAATCTCTCCAGTGCATCCCCAATGACTTTTATCTCAAATTCAACTTTTTTGTCTGCCATGTGAAAAATTATTCGTATCTTTGCAAAAAATTTGAAGCAATGCTACTGACTGTTCTTGTTGTCGTTTTCATCGCCATCCCATTAGCCAAGTACCTCTTGAAGCTGCTGGGTCGGATGGGTAGAAACTTGTGGTAGTCTATTTCTTCATCACTTCCCTCTTTCTTATATCTGCCAACTGCATAAATTTCTCCGCCCACTGTGCGTCAGTTAAGGTGGAGGGGTCGATATGTAGGTAGTATTCCAACATCGTGTCTATATACCCGACGGGGTTGTACCTTATCGACCCCCGGGCGGAATTCAGGCTTCCCCCACCTCGACTTTCTTAATGTGAATCATGCGCTCCACCAGGTCGCCGCTGCACCCCAGCAGATACTCCGTGTCCTCGTGCATGATGGGGTCGCCGCCGAGGAAACAATTCTTCAGCAGTGTCTCGGTCATTTCGAGGGGCTGGTTCTGCAAGGTCATCGCATAGCTCAGATCCTTGCGCGTCGGCTTGCGGTAGTATGCCTTGTGTCCGTCGGCACTGGCCACGAACACCTTGCCGTGTTGCTTTTTCCATTGTTCCACCTGTTCGGCGGTTATCTCGTTTTTGTTCATCGTTTAATCGGGTTTTAAGTGTTGTTTAATTAGACTTTCACCTTGCGGAGGAAGATGAAGGGCAGGGCGATTTCTTCGTTCTTGTCGCCCTGGCTCATCGAGTTCTCTTCCTCGGTGAACTGGCAGCCCATCAGTTTGTCCACCACCATCACGTCGGGCGGGTTGCCGTAGCTCACCACGATGTCCACCTGAAGGTCGAGTACCGAGCCACCGCCACTCAATGCCAACGTCTCGTACTCGCTGCGGAGCATGGCCACCTCGCCCTCGTAGGAGACGTTGCCGCTCTGGATGCTCACCGGCTCATTGCCGGCACCATACAGCAGCTCCTTCTCTTTGCTGCGCTTGTAGCGCACCGAGCGGAGGCGCGTAATCAAACGACCGCCAATCAAGGCGTGTACGTCGTTCCATTCGTATTCTCTACTGTTAAACATTGCTATCTGGTTTTAGGGCCTCAAGCGGTCTTGAAGCCGAGTTTCACATCAATGTATTTGCTGTAGCCGTGGGGCTTCACCTTCAGGTTTATCTCCAGGCGCGAGGTCGCCAGTATGTTCTGGTCGGGATCGATGTAGCACTGCACACCGAGGTCGCTGGCGTTGTCCGGGTCGTTGCCCAGGTTGCCCTCGCTGGTCATCGAGTTGACGATGGCGCTCTCCACCGAGGTTTCCACCCCCTTGCAGTGGAACGCGGCAAGTTTGCCTTCGGTGTTCACCGGCACATTCTCCGCAATCTCATCCACAAGGGTCTTGTAGGCTATGCGGTAGGCCTTGTCAATGACACGTCGGCGCGGGATGGCGCAGTAGTCGTCGCTGGTGCCGGTGGCCAGATGGTCATCGCTCCAGTAGTAGCCACTCTTACCCACGAAGGTACGCGGCACGATGTAGCCGAGGTCGTTGGCCACGTCGGGGTCGCCAAGCTCCGCCTGGTTGGTGCCGATGTACATGGTCTCGGCTTTGATGGCTCCGCTGCGCACTCTCGCCAGACTGCGCTGCACCGGTTCTGCCGCCAGGCGCCCGGCAACGAGACCGACGGCTGCACCGGCACTGCCGGTTACACTGTCGCCCAGTACCACGCCCACACGGTTGTCGCTGCGGGCCGTCAGGTCGGGAAGTGAGGCAGCCACGCCGTTATAACTCAACGCCTCCACCAGGCACATGAACGGCGCGTATCTGTTCACAGTCCAATCCTCGGCCAAGGCCTGGAGGTTGGTGACGGCGGTCAGTACCGCCCCGTCGATGCTGCCACTCATGGTCGGCTCGGCTGCCGAGGCAACCTTCAGCATCAGGATGTTGATGGAGCCACGCGCTGCCATCAGCAGGGGGCTGATGATGTTGTTGGCCTTGTCCGTCAGGTTGGCAATGGTGGTGCTTGCCGCCACGCCCATCACCCACAGCTTGGTACCGTCGGGTGCCTCGCTGTAGAACTCCTTGACGGTCTTGTAGAGGGCAGCGTTCGCGCCGGTGGCTTCGCTCGTAATGCCCAAGGCCACCAGCCCATCCAGCTTGGTGATAAGGTACGGGGTGTCCAGCGCGAAGGTCGTACTCACGGCGGTGGCATACGCCACAAGTCCGCACACGCCGTCCTCGCTGGGGGCAACCCCGCCCAAGGCTCCGTTTTCAAAGGATATTTTTACTCTTGGTAATGCCATAATTCTCTGTTTTATAATGGGGGCGCGTTATGCTTTCACACTCCACGCCCCCGGTTGATTGGTTATGGTTGCTTTTTAGGCAGGGGTGCCCTGATACAGAAGCACGATGCCCTTCTTGTCGGCGCGGATGCTCGAACCGCCGGCACGCACGGCAAACGAGAAGATGTCGCCGTAGTAGCTGGGGTTGTTGTTGTCCTCGTAGGCTTTCACCTCACCGAGGGCACGGCTCACGCTGTCCTTCTGCCAGGCCAAGCCACCGGCACTGTCGGTGGCTGCCGCGCTGCCGGTCTTCAGGCTGCCGCCTGCGGCACACTCAAACACCGAGCTGCGCATCAGGAAGTCAAAGCCGAGGAACTTACCCATGACACCCTTGATGGCATCGGCACCGTTCAGGAACGAAACCACCTCGGCATCGGTCAGCGAGTTCATCAGCTGGTTGTACATGATGGCGTCCAGCAGAATGGTACGGCCTTCGGCCGGAACATCCTGGCTGTCGAAAAGCATCTTGATTTTCTCCACGTCGGCGCGGGTCATCTTATTGCGGTTGCCCGTGGCCGTGCTGTGCACGTGGGCAGGCGCTGCGTCGCCGGTGGTGGCCACCGTGGTAACGCCGGCAGGGACCCACTTCTTCAGAATGTCCATGTGGACATAGTTCATAAGGGTCTCCTTGCTCTGCTTCAGCATCGACTGGCGCTTGTCGTAGCTCAGTTCGACGTCTGCAAGATGCTGCACGCGCAGAGGCGGCACGTCGTAGATGTCCAGGTCATAGGTCAGCTCGCTGTCTGCGCGAGTGCCGATGGTCGCAGGGAACTGCGAACGGTTTTTCGTCACCTGCGGGGCACTGCCGGCCTGGGGGATGTGCACAGTGTGGTTGTTGACGTAGCTGCTGTGGTCCACGCTACGGGAAATGAAACTATTGTCAGGCCAGAAGCCCTCGATAATGTCATTGATCCAGATTTGTCTGTTCAAAGCCATATTAAAACGTTTTTAAGGTTAATAACTTAAAGAATAAGCCAACTGCTGCCGTCCCACACCAGCTGCTTCACCACCTTGGCTCCGTTACTGCCTTTGGCGTTGGCTGCGCTGATCAGGGTTGTGGTGTCGTGCTTGATGGCGCAGCCTACGGCGGTGGCTGCCTCGGTCCATGCAACCAGGACGAGGTCGCCAACCTTCAGGTCGGCACCAGCGGTCAACGTCAGCTCCGAAGCAGCGGCAAGGGTGCCGAGCTTCAGAATGGTGGTTGCGCGTTCCACTGTTACGGAAGCCTTGTTGCTCGACAAGGTTATGTCTTTCGCCTCAGACGTGGGAAATGGCACCACTGTCTCTTTATCGGCATCGGCTTCGATGTTGGGCGCTCTGAAGGCATAGCGCGAATTCAGGGTTCTGTTGATGTAAGTGCTCATGGCTATCGGTTTTTGAGGGTTGGCTACTCTACGTAGTCTGCACCGAAAGTCTCACGGTACAGGCTCTTGAACGCCTCAGGGTCGGCGGCCTTGAATGCGGACAGCTTGCCGGCTCGATCAAGTTCCTGCCAGCTCTTGCCGGCAAACTCACCCTTACCCTTCTGGCTCTCCAGCATCTGGCTGAGGCTGGTGCGCGGGTTGAGCTTTGCGAGGGCTGCCTTGGCATTTTCGGGAGCCACGTTCATCAATTCTTTCCACTGGGGACGTTCAGCCTCACTGATACGTCCATCGTTCACCGCTGCCGTCAGCAATGCGTCAATCTCCGCACTGCGGACGTTCTGCAACTCGGTGCGTGCCTGGTCGCGTTCCTGGGTCAGCGTCTGGTTGGTTTCTGTCAGCTGCTGCACCTGCTGCTGCAGCTGGTTCATCTGGTTTTGTTCTTGTTCTGTCATAGTTGAACTATTTTGGGGGTTAATAACTTTTGGTTTCTCGCCCTGCACTAAGGTCAGGGTCATACGACCGCCAACCTTGACGGTCGGGGAGGGCATCCCCTCCGACAGGCGCATGGCGTTCCGGTTAGCACCGATGGCACAGATACTGCACTCCAGCAGTTCCCAATCCGTTACGGTCGGGCCTATCTGCCCCGGAAGTTTCAGGTCGTCGCTTTCGTCGATGCCGAGGACGTCGAAGCCGATACTGCAGCACTTCAGGATACCTTCGTCCACCTTGCGCGCCACCTCCTGGGCGAAGGGGTCGCCTTCGTCAAACTTGGCGGTGGCCAGCAGCTGGCCATCCTTCTCGCGCACGTTCTCCCACGTACCTATAGGCAGAAGACCGTACTCGTGGCTGTACAGCATCACCGGGTTCTTCAGGAACTGCTCCTTTCTCCCACCCGATGTCAGCACACGGTAGCCATAGCCGTTCACGCTTTCGTCGGTTAATACAAATGTATGTTTCTTCTTAACCATTGGGCAGGATGATTTTGTTTTTCTGTGCAAGGTTCCACTCCGCAGCCGTGCTGCCTTTCTTACGGCAGAACTGCACACTCTTTGTTACGTTGTCCATGTAGAGGCACCCGAATCCGCGCCGGTGCGCTCTAAAAATGCTTTGATGCTTTCTGTTCATATCGGTCAGTATTAGGGGTTGCCATTGAAATTTTTTGCAAAATTACTATGCCCTAAGCGAACAGACCCCTAAATCTCTTACCCTTGGAGACTTTCTCTTACCCTTCGTGCAAACACCCCTCTAATCGCGCGAGAGAGTCTAATTTTGCACCAAATTTCGTTTTCTATGGCTAAACAAGAACAATCAACCACAATCAAAAAGCCTCGGAAGAACCAGCTCGACAAAGAGCGCGAGCTGGCAAGGTTTTATTACTTCCAAGGCGATAGCCAGAAGGCTATCGCTGAACGTATCGGTGTATCGGCTCAGTCCGTAAACAAATGGGTCAAGGAGGGGAGATGGGAGGAAATCCGCGCCGCCAAGACCATCAGCCGCAAGGAAATTGTCATCAAGATGCTCCAGAAAATAAACGAGCGCCTCGATGCCGACGACTGGACCGCTGACGAAATCATCAAGGCCGCCAAGGCGGTGGAGAAACTCGACAAGGACACCAACGTCGTAACCATCATGGAGGTCTTCACCTCTTTTGGCAACTGGCTCGCCGCACGGATGCAAATCGACCCAGAACTAACCCCCGAGACCGTTCAGGTCATTACCAAGTACCAGGAAATCTTTGTCGGCGAAATGATGTCCGCCTACAAGCCGAACCATTAACCCTTATTCACCATGCCCACAGTAAGCAAGGAAGCCCTCGAACGCTGGAAAGCGCATGTGGAGTACGTCAAGTCCGTCACCACTACGGCCAATGCAGTCTATGCCAAAGAAAGCAAGGAGCAGCAGCTGAAACGCAAGGAACGCGCCGTGAAGGACTACAACTTCTTTGTGCAGACCTATTTCCCGCACTACTGCACCGACAAAGCCACAGGCCAGCTCACACCTTGCGCCGGCTTCCATATCAAGGCTGCCCGCTATATCCTGGAGAACCCACAGCTGCTGGCAATCTTCATGTGGCCTCGTGGCCACGCCAAGTCCACACACATGGGTGTCTTCATCCCCATGTGGCTCAAAATCCAGAAACAACCCACCATCCACTGTCTCGCCCTTGCCGGCAAAAGCGAGGACAGCGCCATCCGCCTGCTCTCCGACCTTCAGGCAGAGCTGCAGTACAACCAACTCTATGAACACGACTTTGGGCGACAGTACAAAGCTGGAAGTTGGTCGGTGGGTGAGTTTACTACACAAGACGGAACCTCTTTCCACGCCATAGGCCGTGGGCAGTCCCCTCGTGGTCTCCGTGACCGCCAGAACCGCCCGGACTACATCATCTGCGACGACCTCGACGATGACGAACTCAGCCGCAACCCTGCCCGTGTGGAAGCCGCCACCGAGTGGACCCGTGAGGCTCTGATGGGCACCTTTGGCGCTGAGGGCGGACGCTTCATTATGGTGGGCAACCTCATCAGCAAGTGCAGCATCCTGGCCAACATTATGGAGACACCCGGTGTTCACGTAAGCCGCGTCGACGTCTACGACAAGGACGGCAACCCGGCTTGGCCTGAATACTGGACCAAGGAACGCATCGAAAAGAAGCGCATCCAGGTGGGCTACCGCGCCTTCCAGAAGGAGTATATGAACAACCCAATCACCCTCGGTGCTGTATTCAAGGCCGAGGATATCGTATTCGGCAAAATGTTGCCCCGCCTCTCACAGTATGTGCAGCTCATCTGCTACACAGACCCCTCCTGGAAAGCCACCAAGCAAGCCGACTACAAGGCCACTATGCTTGTAGGCAAAACCAAGACCGGTGAATACCACGTGCTGAAGGCTTTCGCCGACCAGACCACCGTCAGCAATATGATTGAGTGGTACTACACCATAGAAAAGTATGTGGACGGGCGTGTGCCCGTGTACTACTATATGGAGGCCAATATGCTCCAGGAGCTGCTTCTTGAAGAGGTCCGCAAACAGGGTGAGGCTCGTGGCCATGTCATCCCCATCAAAAAGGACAGCCGCAAGAAACCAGACAAGTTCGCACGTATCGAGGCTATGCAGCCTCTCTTCGAGCAGCACCTGGTTATCTTCAACCAGGATGAAAAAGACAGTCCCGGTATGCAAGTACTCGTTGAGCAGCTGCTGGCCACCGAACGTGGCAGCCGTATGCACGACGACGCGCCTGATGCTCTTGAAAGTGCCATCTGGATGATCGACCGTCGATGGGGGCATACCGCCGAAAATATCACTACAGTAATTCCAACCAAGTCAAATAGGAGGTATTAGCTATGTTTATTACCAAGGAAGAAATCAAGACCCATCTGTACGACTATCAGATTGACCAGATAACCGACGATGACGACACCATCGTTGCATCGGCTATCGACACCGCCGTTGCCGAGGTCAAGTCCTACCTCGCCAACCGCTACGACGTGGCCACCATCTTCGCACAGACCGGTAACAACCGCTCCGCCCTTATCGTGGAGCACGTCAAGGTCTGTGCCGTCTATCACCTGTTGCTTCTCTGTAACGTGGATGCCATCTACGAACGCTACGAGAAAGCCTACGACCGCACCATTGAATTCCTCAAAAAGGTGGCCGACGGCCTTCTCTCACCCGACCTGCCCTACCTTCAGACCGACACCGGCACTCCCGTAGGCACCATCCAGCTCAAGTCCAATCCCAAATTCACACACTCGTTTTAGTCATGGCAAAGAAGAATAAGAACAAGACCGGCACACCGAGCCGGGAAAAATTCATTGCAGCGGTTATCAAGAGCCGCACACCCATCGTCCACCGCAAGGACATATCCGACTGGCAGAACGCCAAGCAGGCAGCCCTCCGCGTTGACAGTCCCCGCTACAGCCAGCTGCAGGAACTCTTCGACTATATTATGGACGATGCCCACCTCTCTTCACAGGTGCAGCTACGCAAGTCCAAGGTGCTGCGTTCCGAGTTTGCCCTGGTGAACGAAAGCGGTGACATCGACGACCAGGCAACCGAAGCCCTTAAAAATATGCCGGCAACCCGCCGCCTCATCAATGCTGTCCTCGATGCACAGCTTTACGGCTACACTCTCGCGGAACTCGACCCGCACCCTGACAATCCCGACCCATTGACCGTGACCGTCATCGACCGCCGACATATCGACCCACGCAACGGCTTTGTCCTCATCGATACCTCCGACACTACCGGAATACCCTATCGCGAGCTGCGCGAATTCGGCACCTACGTCCTTGAATTCCGTGGTGAAGGCCTCGGCATACTCGACAAAGCTGTGCCTCACGTTCTCTTCAAACGCTTTGCCCAAAGCTGTTGGAGTGAGTTCTGCGAAGTCTGCGGTATGCCTCCCCGTGTCATCAAGACCAACACCCAGGACCCGAACCTCCGAGACAAATATCTGGAGATGCTCTCCAACTACGGCTCCGGGGCCAACGGCGTTATCGACATTGACGATGAAATGATTTTCGTGGCCACCAACGCCTCCAACGGCGAAGCATACGAAAACCTCATCCGCCTTTGCTCCAACGAACTCTCCCTGTTGATTAACGGTGCCGTCATCGGCCAGGACACCCGCTACGGATCCAACTCCAAGGAGGAGACTTCTGCCGACCTCAACGACGAAATCGTGGAAGCCGATATGGCAGCTGTCGAGGTGGCCATGAACACCATCGTGCTGCCCTCACTGGTGGCACTGGCACTCGTTCCCGCCGGACTCCGTTTCAAGTTCCAGGAACAGGAGGATGCCACACAGCTCTTCAACCAGACCATGCAAGCCGCACAGTATTTCGACATCGACCCCGAATGGGTCAAAGAGAAGTTCGGCATCGAAGTTATCGGCCTTCGTACTATGGGTGGCGGTCTCGGCGCACCAGCTGACAATGACGGAAACGAGGGAAGGCCTAAACAAGGCAAAAAACAAGCCCCACAGGGCAAAGATAACGACGAAAGCGAGGAAACGCCCAAGGGCGGGAACAAAACGCGACAGAACGCATATTCTACCGACTACGACCCTTTCGTTTGAGGGCTGGCACAACCAGCCCGCGCATCATCGCCACCTCCGCTCTCGACCACCTCTATCAAATAGACACACCAGCAGACCTGCAGGAATGTTTAAACGCATTTTTATCGGCGGTTAAAGGGTCTTTCAGAACGCTCTCCAAAAAAGACGAAGACGCGCTTATTGCCATCGTAACAACTGGCGACAAACCCATCAGCCCGGAACTATACCAACGCTACGCCGACAACTTCCGCCGTGCCGTGGATGCCGTCCCCATCGACGACATCGACCTTTCCGCACAGTGGCACGCCAACGTCAGCCGGTTTGCGGCATACAAAGCTTACCACGCCACCGAGGAACTGCGCCGCATTGCCGAGGAAGAAGACGGCGATATGGCTTTTCTCCGCGCAACCCTGCACAAATACAACCGCTATCAGGCCGCCGAGTATAACACTGCCGTGGCCCGCGCCCGCACGGGTAAACAGTGGCAGCAGTTCGACGAACCCGACAACCGCCGACTGTTCCCCTGCATCAAATGGCTGCCATCCCGCTCGGCCACTCCACGCGAGGAACACATGCCTTTCTATAACCGCGTATGGCCGAAGGATGACCCATTCTGGACTTACAACCAACCAGGCACCCTCTGGAACTGCAAATGTGACTGGGAACAGACTGACGAAGACCCCACAGACGGCAACCCCGACCGCCGTATTGTGAAGCCTGGCCTCGACCAGAACCCAGCCACCTCAGGGCAAATATTCACCGACACAGCTGCCTATATAAAAAAGGCACCGCGCAGCACTGAACCAATATGCCGCACTATCTGCCGCGACTATTCAAGACAAGTGGCTGATACATTAAGCAAAGGTGTTACCTGCCGAATAGGTGAGGAAACACACAGTGTTGACTTTTCAAATGCCAAGGCCAACAAGCACTTCGCCCAAGACTGCTTTAAAGATGACATATATTGGGTAAAGAACGAAGTATTACTCAACCCTCAACCATTCTTGGATGAAGCTGAGCTTGTCGGGCGCAAGCTATCAGACACTACACACAACACTAACCGTGAAACAAAGAAACTTAAGGCTAAAACCGACTATTTTTATTACTACAAGATAACGTTTTCTAAAGGGCAAGAACTTTATCTCCACCTTGGAAGATACGAAAAAACTGGCAATATGTACCTCTACTCCGCCTCGGTCAAACCTCCTAAAAATATGGAACCGCTCCAATGATGCGCGTAAATACACACGACTTTCATTGAAGCGGTTTCAGGATGCAAAGATACAACCTTTTTTGAAACTGACAAAATTTTTTTCAATAATCATGGAAATTCAAGACTTTAGCAAACGCCTCGAGGGCATGGAAGCAGCCGTAAAAAGGCAACTGGAACGCGATTTGCCGAAGAAATTGGGCAACCTCGCCGTGCGTATGTTCAAGGAGAATTTCCAGAAGGAGAGCTTTTTTGGTCGCGCCTGGAAGGAAGTCAAACGTCGTATACAAGGTGTCAAGGGAGCTGCCGGCAAACGCAAAATCCTCACTGGTTCCACTGGCAACCTCGGGCGCTCCATTCAGTCCATCCCCCGCGACGGTTCCGTAACCATCGAAAGCGACCTGCCATACTCCTCTGCCCATAACGAGGGCACCAACAATGCCGGGCGTTCCCACAATGTCCGCATTCCCCAGCGTCGCTTCATCGGCGAAAGCCCGGAACTGACCGACGCCATTGAAAAGAAAATAACAGAAGAAATCAGTAAAGCACTCAAC